CGTTTATAGGGGGGGCGCCGCGCCGCGCGGGGAAAGACGGGGGAGGGTGGCGGTACACGTAACAAGCGTGTCGAACGTAGCTAAGCGTACGCCGAGGGTGCTCGTGCTATTCGGTGACCGTGTCGAAGCTGTTCGGGGCACAGCGAAGCGCTTCTCCGAGGTCGAAGCTCGGCGAAACGTTTCTTGTGGGTGTTCACACATACAGCAGCGCCGCCGCAGGGCGAACCCAGCGGCGGCGCGAAATGCTTCGTAGGTGTTGGGGACGAGAAACGGGGGCGGCGCAAGCCGTCCCCGTTTTTCACCACGTGGTGGGGTTGCCTAGCGCAGCCAGAATCACGTTGTAAGCTTCGCCTAGTGCTTCGGCCCCTCGCTTCTTCTCGTCTTCGTGTGTTCCCTCTGGGTCTGGGAGAACTTCTTCGAGTGCCTCTTCGAGGCCAATGCCGAAAATGTCGATTTCGAAGGCGAAATCAAGCAGTACGTGAAGAGCCTTCAGTTGGTCTTCAGTCAGGGATACGTTCGTCATTTCGGTCTTCCTTTCGAGTGCTTCACTGGCCTCATCAGCGCCCGCGTCACGGGCGGACCGGGGCGCATTCGCGCGCCCCGATTTCGGCCTCAGTTCAGGTGCTTCGCGACCCATTCGGCGGGCGGCACCAGCTCCTCGTAGCCGTCCTCCGTCGGGATGAGCAGAACGCCCGCCTCTGCGACGATTCGCTGCAGGCAGAGACGGCCCGTCATGCGCAGTCTGCCTTCCCAACCCGGCGTCTGCGAGGGCCACCGCGTCAGGGGCGCCTCGATGCCGTTCGCCTCGAGGATCGCCACGAAGGCGTCGACCTTCAGCTTCGCCTTCTCGGTGAGGATCTCGCCCGCCAGCGTCTCCGCCAGCCAGTCCCACGCCGAGCGCTTGGCTGCCTTGTTCCGAATCCCCGCTGCGCGGGCGCGGTCCCGGTACTTCGCCTTGTACTGGCGCTTCACCACGCTCGCGGGGAGCGCGATCTGGGCCTCGATCTCCGCGTCGTCGAGGGCTTCCTGCCTCTCCTGCGCAGCGGCCTCGATCGCGGCCTGCGCCGCCATTGCCATCGCCTCCGCCTCTTCGAGGGCGATGGTGCTTGTGCTAGCCTCGTGGGCCTGCTTGGTCTTCTTGCTCATGGTCTTCTTCCTATTCGGGCTTGGTGGGGCCGCCCCGCTTCGCGCGGGGACCGCCGCCCCGCCGGAGCGCGCCCGCGCGCCCCGACTTGCGCACTTTAGCACGCGCGCGCGCCGCGCGCAAGCCCGCGCGCGCAGGTGCGACAGCGCGCCGCATCCCCGCGCGCCGCCGCGTTGTAGGCACAACGCGTTCGAAACCCCCCGCGTTAGCTCGACATGTCGAGCTAACGCGGGGGACCCGTTCGGGACTGCTATGAGTTCGAATCTGCGTACGTTGATAGACGCCTTTTTAGACCGCGCCCGCACGCGCGCGGAACTATCTCCCTCATTCAGCTTGCCACTTGACAGCACCCCCTAGCGCGTGCTACTATGGGCGAACGAACCCCCATATTTCGGAGACCCATTATGGCCGTTGCGCTTTCGGTGCCCGAGCAAGAAGCTCTCGTAGGTGAACTTGCTTTCGGCGAAAAAGGGTTCGCCCCATTGGGACCTAATGGAGAAGTAACGGGGCCTGCGACGCTGGAACAGGTTTCTGAACCCTCCATGGTGGTTCAGCGCTGTGGGGAAGGTGATAGTGATGTGTTGACGACCCCCACAGGGGCACCCATTATGAATAGCGGAAATGCCCCCTTTCACGCGAACGTATACGAATTCAACCCCGACACACCCCCCGTGGCCTCGGCGGTAACCCCGAATACTGCTGTGATCGGAGGCCCGGACCTTACTATTTCGGTGACCGGTGAGAATTTCGGCGATACGTCGGTGATAGTATTCAACGGGGGCGACGAACCCACTACGTTCGTGTCAAACACGGAACTGAACACCGTTGTAAAACCGTCCACGGCGGGCACGCCGGGTGTATACGGTGTTTGTGTGCGGAACGAATCCCAGACGTCGAATAATGTTGAGTTCACATTCACAGAACCCACAACGAGGAGTGACCGGAATGAGCGACCCCAAAAAGCCGACCCAGGCAGAGATAGAGGAAGAGAAGAAAAAGGCAGCCGGAAAGGCCCCCGTGATTAATACCCCCGGAGGGGCGGCGGATTCCGGCCTCGAGGTGCTTTCGGCGGAAGAGATTAAAGGACTCGTCGGGGATCTGGAACCCGGTGATGTGGGGTATGTAAAGCTTGATCCCAAAGGGAAGCCTATTGGAGCGGCGACGCGGGAACACCCCAAAGGGGACGAACTAGTTGCACCGGTATTAGGGGCGGCGGCGCGAATCTACGACGAGCTGACGACGCCCTCTGGAGCGCCCATAACGAACCAGATGAATCCGGAACATAGGTTCTCCGACGCGGGCCTCGATTCGCGGCTGGAAGGATACGGAACCGGGAAGCAGCCGGAATACCAGTCCCCGGTCTACCGGAACCAGCCAATATCCCGCGCGACGGGCGAACCAGTTAAGACGCCAGCCTGAGGCGTCGGGGGCCGTTCCCAGCCCTCTCCCCCCAAAAACGGGGGCGGCCCCTTATTTCGGTGATTACTAGTGAATAGCCTGCCGGTTGACCTTGTTCCCCTCCCGACCGCGCCCTATTCGGAGCGGCCCCTCAGTATGCCTCTGGAAATAGAGGAATGCCGAACAGCCATATGGATAGCTAGGGGGAATATAACGGAAGCGGCGAAGATTCTCAAGACGACGAGCCTGCGCCTGCGCACGTTTGTAAACAAATCACCATACCTATGTTCGGAGCTGCAGGAATCCCTCGATCAAATTGTCGACGTAGCGGAAGCATGCGTCTACGACGCGCTGACCGACGAAGATGATCCTGGGCGACGCGACACCATGGCACGGTTCGTGCTTGGTTCACAGGGGAAGCGCAGGGGGTGGGGTTCAGCCGCTGCCCCCGGTGTGAATATCAAAAATACCGGAACAGGGTCCATCATTGTCCAATGGGCTGACGGCTCTACTTTCGGTGATGTTGATAAATCTGATTCCATGAGCACTCAGACTATCGATGTAACGCCGAATGCGCCGGAGGAAGCAGCGTAGATGTCCTTTGCGGCTGCTCCTCCGGCGACAGAAGACGCAACCCCCCGTATAACTATTCCCTATGTTCCGAGGACCCATTTCCGTGCGATGCACGCATCACAGAAAAGATGGATATTCAACTGTTCCCATAGACGAGCGGGAAAAACAGTTGCAATATGTAACCATACTATTCGGAAGGCGCTGGAAAATAAGCGCAGTTTCCCCCCGCCGCGCTATGCGTATATTGGGCCATCGTTCGCGCAGGCTAAGGACCTTGTGTGGGGGTACTTTAAGCACTACACTTCGGGACTACCCGGCGTCAAAATAATGGAGGGAGACCTCCAGCTGACACTCCCCAACGGGGCAATGATAAACCTGTACGGGGGTTCAGCCGCCTATGAACGAATGAGGGGCCTGTATTTCGATGGTGCGGCGCTGGACGAATACCCCCTGCTCAACCCTAGTGTTCTCGGCACTGTTGTACGGCCTTGCCTTGCTGATTATAGTGGGTGGGGTATTATTTCTGGCACTTCTAATGGGGACGACCACTTCCACGCAGTGAAAAAGCGTGCTGACGCAGACCCCGTGGGGTGGGACGAATTCATCATACCGGTGAATGAAACCGACGCGCTTGACCCTGACGAAGTGGTCGAGATGCGGAAGGACATGACGAGCGACGAGTTCGCCCGTGAAATGATGTGTTCTTTCGACGCCCCCGTGGAGGGTTCGTACTACGGCGAGGTGATGAACGAGATCGGACTGAACAACCAAATAACCGGTGTTCCGTGGGACCCGAATGCCCCCGTGATGACATGGTGGGATCTCGGAATCGACGACGAAATGTTCATATGGTTCGTGCAGCAATGTGGCAGGGAGCTTCACGTTCTGGACGTAATCCAGAACACCGGCAAAGGGCTAGAATACTATGCCACCCGAATTAAGGAAAAGCCCTATTCCTACGGTGCCCACGTTGTACCTCACGATATCCGTGCAAGGGAACTCGGAACAGGGAAAAGCCGCGAAGAAGTGCTTAGAGAATTGCTTAGCAGCAATCTGTTCATATGTCCAAGTCACACCCCTGAAGACGGAATCACAGCCGCACGTTCAACTATACGAATGTGTTGGTTTGATGAAAAGCGATGTGAAGCTGGCATTTCAGCGCTCAAAAATTACCACAAAACGAACACTGGCAAGCCAATGCACAACTGGGCTTCCCACGCTGCCGATGCATTTCGCTATGGCGCGGTGGCCCTGAATCAGGTACTGGCATTCATGGGGCAGAGCGGCGGGAACATACTCCCATTTCGGGGACCCCTGCGGCGGCGTTTAAAGAGGGTTAGGAACACATGAACGTTGTTACGCCTAATCGTCTCCCGCCCGTTGGTGATCCTTACGACACCCCGACGGAACGTATATTTGACAACGGCGTCATAGGGGGTTCAGGCCCCAAGGAGAACCCGAATGACTTCACCGTTTATGAATACACCGTTAAGTCTCTTATTGATGATGCCCAGTCGTTCGAAGAGTCCACTCTTGCACCTGATCGCGAGGAGAATCTTGAATATTTCTACGGCGAGATACCGGAACCCGAGGGGGAAGGTACGTCGACGGCAGTTTCGACGGATTTCCGCGATACGGTCATGGCGATTATCCCGTCGCTTATCCGCATCTTTACTTCACCTGAACATGTCGTAAATTGCCATCCAAACTACATGGGGCAGGAAGAAGCTGCCAAGCAGTGCACGGAATATCTTCAATACATGTTCTGGGAGGACAACCCTGGATTCCTGATTCTCCACGATATCTTGAAAGATGCGCTGAGGTGCAAAATAGGCGTCGTGAAATGGTGGACCGATACTTCTGACGAAGTTACTGAGCAAACGTTCCACAATATCACTGCTGAACAGCTCCAGATGCTAATCTACGAGAACGATACCGTGGAAGTATTGGATTCGGTGCCGTCCCAGACCAACCCTGAACTCCTTGAGCAGGTACATATTCGCTTTGTGGTGTCCAAACCCATAACGAAGATTGAGTCTGTGCCTCTTGATGAGTTCAGGGTTGACCGAAAAGCTAAGTCAGTCGAGGACTCTATTCTCATCGGGCACGATCAGATTGTTCAGGTGGGTGAACTAGTTGCGGCTGGCTACGACATGGAGGCTTTAGAACCATTCCTCGGTGCTAGCAGCACCTACGCTACGGACAGGCAGTATCGCAATGCTGGCGTTGATGAAGCCAATGTTCTGGATACTCTTGACGTCCGGTACGGTTGCTACTTCATTCGTATTGATAAGGATGGCGACGGAATACCAGAACTACGCGAAATCCATACGGTCGGGGACAACCACGCAATACTTAAGGACGAAGTTGTCCAGTATGCGAATTTTGCTGTTTGGTGCCCTGATCCCGAACCTCATACTATGGTCGGGGATACTCCTGCTGAGCTTGTTAAAGACATCCAGCGAATTAAGACTAATATGCTACGCGGCTCTCTAGATTCCCTTGCGGAGTCTATTTGGCCCCGAATAGTATTCAACGAGACCCTTGCGAACGCCGACGACGTTCTGAACGAGGAGATCGGCGCTGCTATTCGGACGCGCGGCGATCCCGCCAGCACTGTTCAGCAGTTGACCCACCAATTCGTGGGTGAGCCGGTGTTCCGCATGTTCGAAGTCTTCGAAGTCTTGCGGCAGCAGCGCACGGGTATTTCGGACGCCTCCAAGGGGCTTGATCCGAAGGCGCTTCAGTCTGTTGCGTTGCAGGGCGTGGACGCAATCGTGTCCGGCGCGCAGGAACGCATTGAGCTGTGCGCCCGCATTCTCGCTGAGACGGGAATGAAGCCACTGTTCAAGGGGTTGCTCCGTGAATGCGTGAACAGCCCGAATCAGGAACGTACTATTCAGCTGCGGGGGAAGTGGGCCACTATCAATCCCAGCACTTTCGACCCCACTATGCGCATTTCGGTGAACCCCACCCTTGGGAAGGGTTCCGACATGACGCGGCTGATGGTGTTGCAAGACATTAAACAAACTCAATTGCTAGCCATGGAGAAATTTGGCCCCGATAATCCTCTCTGTGGGCCGATCGAGTTTCGGAATACCCTTGAGGACATGTTGGCGATTGGGAACATTAAGAACACCGAACGCTACTTCAAGCAGATCACGCCGGAGATTCTCCAGCAGATCCAGCAGCAGCCGAAAGAACCCGATCCAGCTACGCTGCTCGCGCAGGCCGAAATGGAGAAGACCCGTGCGAAGGTGGCTGAGGCCATTGCGAAGTCGGACTTCAACGATCGGAAGCTCCGCGCTGACGACGACTTCCGTCGCGACGAGCTTCGCGTTAAGAGTATGCTCGATGCCGCTGAAATCGAAGGACAGTTCATGATCGACGTCAATGAGCAGGAACTGGACGCTATGAACAGCGCCATTGAAATGGATCAAGAGGATTCTCGCATTGCCAACGAGACAATACAAGCAAGCGCTAAGCCATCTGGAGATTGAAGAACGGGCCGCGACGGCTCGTGACTTTATTGATAACCCGATGATTCAGGGAATGTTTGATGGCATGCGTTCCCGTCAGCTGGGAATACTCATGAATGCCGAGATTGGGAGCTTGACAGCTAGTGCGGCGCATGCTATGCTGCTAGCGATCGAAGGTGTACAAGGTGAACTGGAATCAATAGTCACCGATAAAAAAATGCTGAACAGCAGGGATAAGACCAATGAATGACGACTCAATTGATCAGGCAGCACGGGCGTTCGACGCTGAAATGCGTGGAACGCCTACGCCTGCCCCGAAACGTTCCGCCGATCCCCACAACGAGGGACCACCGGAACGCATGTTCAAAAATGTCGGTGATCTAGAAGTAGACGAGGACTCCCCTAATCGCGGAGGCGGCGACGAAGATGACGAAGACCCCGAAGAAGTCATCTATAAAGAAAAATCTAAACAACCTGACGGGGATAATAGAGACGCTGAAGAAGGGGATGAAGAGTCTGAAGACGATGGAGACGGCGAGGAGGACGAGGGCGGCGAAGAAGAAGATAGCGGAGATGACAAAGAGTTCCTCTCCCAAACCGTTCAGGTAATTGTTGACGGCGCGGAGAAAGAGGTAACCGTCAAGGAAGCTCTGGAGGGCTATGTTCGGACCGAGACGTTCCATAAACGTCTGAATGAACTTGGCGAGGCCAAAAAGATAGTTCAGCGGGCGGCGGCAGACGCTGTTCAGAACTACGAATATGCCATGAACGTTGCTAAGGAGGTTGAATCTCACTTGGATGCGTTGGTTCCGAAGGAACCTAATTGGGACGAGGAGTTCAAGAAGAACCCCACCCGCGCTCGTGAGATGCAGAAGTATTACGAACAGGTCAAGGGGTTCCGCGGTGCCCTTCGGGAGAAAATGGCGGAGGCTTCTAAGAAACAGTCTGAAAGCGACAAGGTTCAGCTGGCTACATTCGCTGAGTCAGAGAAGCATCGCTTTGAGCAGGTGAATTCTAAACACTGGGCAACTGACCCCAAGAAGAAGGTCAAGGACCTTCAGTCCATGCGCCGAACAGCTCTTTCTGAGGGATTTTCCGAGGAAGAAGTGGCCCAAGTTTACGATAGTCGGATGCTGAATGTACTTCTTAAGGCATCAAAATACGACAGAATGATGGCTGCAAGGCCAAAACCGGTCCAAAAGGTCCGGAGTAAGCCGGTTGCACCTGGAGCGGGAAGCGCTAAGTCGCGCACGGCTCACAGAGGCGCCTCTTCGGCGATGAAACGTCTGAATAAGACCGGCAGCTTAGAAGACGCTGCGCTGGTCATGGATGAACTCATTCGAAGGGGATAACCCATGCCGAAAGTTACAAACGCCTTTTCGACCTATATGGCGAAGGGCAACCGAGAAGACTTGTCTAACTCTATTTACAACATTGATCCGTTCGACACGCCAGTCATGTCCATGGCTCGTCGCCGGAATGTTAAACAGCGTACATTTGATTGGCAGACCGAATTCCTGCCGGTCGTCGACCCGAACAACGCCCAGCTCGAAGGTTTTGAACTGGCCCGTTCGGCAGCAACTCCCACCGTTCGGCTAACCAACGTTGCACAGATCTCGAAGCGCGATGCGACCGTTACCGGCTCGCAGGAGGCTTCTGACGCCGCTGGTAAGGGTTCTGAAATGGGCCATCAGATGGCAATGGCGTCCAAGGTGCTCAAGTCGGACATTGAGACCATTTTCACCAGTCGTCAGGCCCGTGATGATGGTGCTGATTCGACCACTCCCCGTAAGACCGAGGCGATTGCGCACTGGCTTGGCAGAGCTACCAACAAGGCGGCGGCGGTTGCCGGTGCTGTAGTTGGCGTCGTTTCTGGTCTCCCAACCCTCGCTACCGACGCATTTGCGGCGGTCATTGCTGGTTCGCAGGTGGCGCTCACCGAAGTAATGGTGAACGACGCGATGCAGAAGGCATACCTGAACGGCGCGAAGCCGACCAACCTCATCGTTCCCCCCGGCATCAAGCGTACTGTGTCGACCTTCCAAGGCCGCACTAGCTCGCAGGTTCTCGTGGGTAAGACCGAGGTGGTCGCCACTGTTGACGTTATCGCGACTGATTTCGGTCGCATCAAGGTGATGCCGTCCATGTGGATTCCGTCTGACGTTGGATATCTCATTGATCCGGACTTTTTGGCTCTTGGATACTTCCGGAATTTCCGGTCGCTCCAGATTGCTAAGATCGGTGACGCAGAAACCCGCGTGATCCTCGCGGAATGGGGTGTTGAGATGCGGAACCCGCTCGGACACATTCTGTTCAACGGTATCAAGCAGGGCGCAATTATCTAGCTCCTCCCTGAGGCTTCCCCGCGCAAATGCGGGGATTTTTGGAGGGTGCGATGCCCCCACGGTCTGAACAGCAGCGTAAGGCAATGCATGCCGCTGCGGCGGGAAAATCTACCCTTGGCATCCCCAAAAAAGTTGGCAAGGAATTTGCTGCCGCCGACAAAGGCGGAAAACTCCCGAAGCGAGTTAAAAAGAGGAAAAAATGACAAAAGGTGAATACAGAGTAGGAACAACTTTTAATCCGTCAAAAAATCCCGAAGTGGATGAAATCAAACGGCTGGCTGCTGCTTTGATTGACAAAATTGCCGCGATTGATGACGTAGGCGAGGCCGAAATTGCTCGTTGCAAGGCATTGGGCATGACTGCTATTGAAGAGGGCGCGATGTGGGGGGTGAAGGCTGCTACTAAGGAGCCGCCGAAGGAGGAGTGATGCTACACATTCTTATCCTGGTGCTCGTGGTGGGCATCGTAGTAGGGTTCACGTGGTGGATTATGGATTTCATCCCAGTGCCGGAACCCCTCAATAAAATTGTCAAGGTGGCGTCCATGGTGGTAGGCGTGATTGTGATCATCTACGCCCTCCTTGGTCTTGCAGGGATGGGACCTGGCATTTCGGCGCTGTCATGAGGTTCAATCGCGATCTTTATTTTGATGCTGTTCGGGATGACCTGTTCGAGGGTGCCCTGACGCAGCAGCAGGTGGACGGCCAGTCTGTTATTCTCGCCGTGTGGGAATATCAGGCTGGCGGAACACCTATGACGGATGTTCGGTGGTTGGCGTACATGCTTGCCACGGTGTACCACGAATGTGCTACTAAGATGTGGCCTACCACCGAAGGCGGTTCCCAGAGTTACTTGCAGGGCAAGGATTATTACCCCTATATTGGCAGGGGGTTCGTGCAGTTGACTTGGGAGGAGAATTATCGTAACGCATCCTCTGCTCTTGGTCTTATTGACGATCGCGATCTTGTTGAATACCCACAATTGGCTCTTGATAGCCTTATTTCCGCTCGTGTTATGTTTCGTGGCATGGCAGAAGGGTGGTTCACGGGGCGAAAATTAGGCCAGTATTTCAACGATGATAAAGACGATCCGAAAAACGCTCGTCAGATCATCAACGGCAACGACGACGATGAATTGATCGCGGGATATTATAATTTGTTCTTGGAGGCTCTTGAGGATTCCATTGATGCTGATTAGACCTAATTCACGTGGTATAATGGGCCTTTCTCTTTCCGGGCCTACGGCGGGTGAATTACGGGGGCGCGCTAAGAAGCGAGACCTTGATTTGTGGGAACAAAATATGAGAGAATTTGGAAATTACCAGCGAGAGCATAACCCTAACGAATTAGCCACGCCGCATGCGGGGGGTTATCTTGCTCCTACCGAGAAACAGATGCTTCGAATGGAGAGAATTAGGGAAGGGGAGAAAGAAGTTGCTCGGCAGAAGGCTGAGCAAGACAGTAAGCTTGGTAGGATTCGGAAGGTGCAGGCCAAGGCCCGCAGCGAAATGACTAAACTTAAGTGGCAGAATAAATAGTATTGGGACTTGACAGCAGCGCCGGGGCGTGGTATACTAATGGCTGAATCAAAGTTTACTTATAAAGATCAAGACGGGGTAAGGAGGACTGGCATCTGGGATGAGGAATACCCTGGAAGGTATGTTGTAAAGACCGAAGTAGACTTGACACAGACGATAGAATAAC